CCGCATTACTAGTTAAACCAAAAGGAGCTGCATGTTCTCCTATTATAACTCTTATAGTTTGATCTCTGCAGAGTTCTTCGGGGAGTTTTATTCCCTGGTCTAACCTTCCTATATCTCTAAAGCCGTCTAAGAGTCTATTTATATATCTAGCTGATTCTCCGATAACACCAGGCTTTTCTTTGAATCTATCAAGTTCATCTAAAACTAGCAACGGTATAACAACATCGTTACCAGAAAATGAATGTATGGAAGTTTTATCATATAACAAAACATTGGTATCTAGAACAAAAGTTTTTCTTTTCATTTCTTACTCCTTTTGTAAATCTATCATTTTAAAGTTATCATTAAAATTATGTAGTTCTGGAGAAAAAGGATTAAATGGAAAAAGATAAAGATTTAGCATGTTATGAAGCTCATGAAAAATATAAAGTGCCTTGTCGAAAAACTTCTTGTAGATATTGGATAAACTATTCTTGTGACCAAAATTGTACCTTAATTGCAGCTACTGATGGTCCAAAAACCCTCCAGGAGATTGGAGACATTTTTGGAGTTACAAGGATGAGGATTTGCCAAATAGAGAAATCTATTAAAGATAAACTTCTCTCATTTGAACAAAATCTAAAAATATAGTAACTTTACTTTTTATCGACTTCTAAAGAAAGCTTAACAAGAGAAGCGGCTTCTCCCTTAAGGGCTCTCAATCCCCTACGAGCTCTAACTCCCGCTGAAGCGTTTCCATTTGCATTCTTGACGACGTCTACTTCTAGGGTTTCAATAAGTATTTTCAACTCTTGCCACTTAGTGGCGATTGCATTATCAGACATTCTCTACTCCTCAGGTATTAATATATTACCAGTATCTTTATTTTGTAAGCAATTCGTTATTGCTATCATCCTATCTCTATCTTCAAGTTCATAAGCTAGAAGCTTGATAAGATGTTCAATTTCTAATTGGTTTATTCCGAAACGTAAAATTTCAGATTTTATCTCTCTACATTTTTGTGTGCTTTTAGCTATTTTTTCTAGTTCGTTCAAATCATAATTCCGTTTCGGCTGTAAAAGGCTCAATCATGAATCGATTGTTTCCTGAATATGTAAGAAATTTTCCTTGTATCTTTCCGTTGATTTCATCTTTCGATATTACTATTTTCTCTCCAGATTTATCGTGATTCAGCATAAATGCTATTTGTTCCCAAGTATATATTTCACAATCGTAAGCGTTTAGTATATCGACTACGCTTGAAGGTAACATTAGGCTGAAGTCATCCTTAGTTGGGATACTGTTTAGCGATTCATGGCCTACCGCTATTTCTGACTTGCACATATCAAAAACTCTGTGCACTATGCCGCAATTATTACATTGAGCAAATTTTTCTAAAACAGTGTCAGAGTTATCGATGATAGAAAATACAACAAATTTGTGGTAAGGAGGATTTTCCCTCTTTTTGTATTGTGGCAATATACATTGACACTCTATTAGATGCTTTACGCCGTCCATTCTAAACAACCTCAGTTTAGAAATTCTAAGTTTTTTATTTAGCGTGTAAATCTGCTATAGAGGATGAAGCCCAAGATATTGGCTTCATTTTGCAACCAAAGCCCATAGCTATTATCCACTGCTTTGCTTGTTCATAGACTATGTTACTTTTGTTTTTCTTATCGCTGCTAATGTCAGCGTGGACAAAAATTTTTCTTTCTATCTTAAATCTATTTCTGATTAATTCTGCAGTCTCTATCGAGTCTTGAACTTCTTTCAGCAACCTAGAGGAAAGAGCTATCCTGTAACTGCTATTCTCAAAAGTTCTTTTAAAAAAATACCTTGAACACTCTCCAGGAGAGTACACTGCGATGACAGTGGCAAAGATAAGCTTACCTGATTTAAAGTGAGAGTCGGTGCCAACATGTATTTGAGAAGAGGGATACTTTTTTATTAGATCAATAATTTCAGAAATTTCAAATTGTCTACCAATAGAATTTTTCCATTTAATATCCAATTTATCCTTCTAACTTGATTAGACAGCCAATATTAACTATTTTGTTAAAAACGATTTCTGCTTCTTTTAAAGATCTAACTACAGGGAATGAAGGATGAAATTGGCATCTTAGTCCGGTTAAATCACAAATATCGATACCGATAATTTTTTTTATTTTTTTTGAATCTATAATTCCACAAGTAGCTATTTGTTGCAAAAGGCTTTTGAAGAAATTCAATTGGTCAAAAACAATTCCCTTATTTTTCCAAGTCTTTTCGTTTAGATAGATTGTTGTCTTTGCTTTTTTGCTTAAATCTAAAAGACGGCTTTTAAAAAATATTTCGTTTTGTTTAATAGTAGAAGAACATTCTGTTTCTTTATCATAACTGTAACTACTAAGCAGTCTTCCATTGATTGAACCAAAAATTTCTAGATCAAAAGCTTTTAATAAATCATCCAAACTATCTTTCCAAAAGTTTGGATTAGGCTCGTGAATAAAGACACTGCAGTTGTCCATCTTATGATTAGTGAAGCAAGTATTTAGAACATCTATCGCAGCTCCCTTACATATCACTAAGAAAGGTACTTTGTTCTCGTATGAAAAACTAAGAATTGTATTAAGTTCAGATACTTCTTGAATAAAACCATCGTATATTATTATTTGAGGATTTTGTATATCTACACTTCCGTTGCTGTTTTTAAAAAATCCAGAATTTGTTTTCCCGATTATGGACATTCCAGATTCAAATACACAAGCGTTATGAAAACTATTAGATCGCTTTACGGAAAAACTAGATAAGAACCCGTTTTGAATAAACATTTTCTTAAAATCTTCTGGTTTAAACAAACCTGATAGCTCGAAAAAAGAATCTATTATGTCTAGAATTTTTTCTTTCGTACCCATAGCAGAAGATTCGAAAAAAGATTCATGATTTAACTCATAATCTCTCTTATAGCGTTCATTCAAAAAGAAGGGTAAGTAACTAGCTGCAGCTGGGCTATATTTTTCAACAGCTTCTAGGTGAGAAACTAAAAGGTTTTTAAAATTTAAATTGGAAAACTCAAAGTCTAAGATAGCTCGATAAGTTTCAGAAAAGGAAATACTACAAATATTTTCAATTCCAAAAAAAACCATCTTCTTTGATTTTTGTTCTAAACAAAAAGAATCAAGTTCTTTAAAGAAATTTTCAACCTCTGTAGAATTTATTGATTTTGGATTGGATAGCATTTTTTAATGTAGGTTATTTCTATCTTTCGAACTCATGCCATTAGCTAAGCCAGAAATAATGTTGGTAAAATTTTCTGCCGCTCCTTCTATCTCTCTTGCTTTTTCTTGCTTCTCATTGTGAGAAACAGAATATCTTACGATTCCAGCTAAAACCCCTAAAGATAAAGCTGCTATCGATAAATCAACATTAGCGAAAGACATAATGGCTGATGATAGTATTAGAAATTCTGTAGCACCTACGTTTTTCATGAATCCCTCCAAAGGTTATTACTGGCGTATACCAAGATTTCCTCAGCAGACTCCTCTGTATAACCATAATCATCAATCATTGTTTTTACCATATTATTGTATTTTTTCTTTTGCTTATCATCTCTAGTTTTAGACTTTGTGACAATTCTTGCCATGTCTTTGACACTGTTGATTAGATAGCTTTCAATAGCTTCTTTGAGTGGCTCATAACTTCTATAATCGATAGTCTCGCCTCTTCGAACTTTTGCAAACATATAAGCAGTAACGTCTGATCTAAATCCATCTTTAGAAGATCCTACAATCCCGATGCATTCTTCGATAGTACCCATGAATTTCTCGTCAGGAACCATTTCTTCATTGGTCACTCTGTCTTTGATTTTAGTCTTCATTGCAAAAGCTTCTGCATTATCCAAGTAAGTCTCAAACAATGATTGTGCTTGTTCTTCGTAAGCAGCAACGAAAGCCTTAGCGATTTCATTTTCTAGTATTCTCAAATACTCTTTTCTTACAACGTCTTGTAGAATCGTTAGACACTCTTGTTTAAAAGCCTCATTAGCTAATTGTTCTTTACAGTTCTTTGCTATGGTATCCATTATAGAGATAGGTGTTATGAAGCCCTTGTCACTATCTGAGAGCGCACAGTCAATTGATTTCATAATAAACCTTGTTGAGATTCCATCCATCCCTTCATGGGTAGCTTCTTCCCTTAGATCTTTTATGTCAATTTTCTTGACTCGACCCTTCTCAATGACGTCTTCGCCGTTGTAGATCTTCATCTTAGTTAAAAGATCACACTTGCCTGACGGCTTAAGCCGTGACATAACGCTAAACATTGAGGCTACTTTAAGAGTATGAGGAGCAATGTGACTATCAAAGCTTGATCTAGAGAGAAGTTTTTCGTATATCTTAACTTCTTGATCTAATTCTAGAACATAAGGAACGTTAACCTTTACAACTCTGTCTAAGATAGCTTCGTTAGTATGTTCGCTTTGAAAACGATTCCATTCAGATTCGTTACAGTGAGCTAAGATAACTCCATCGAAGTGTATCATATCATGTTTACCGGGAGCTGGAACTCTTTTTTCTTGGGTAGCTGTGATTATAGTGTGCAAAAATTCTATCTCATTTTTGAAAAGCTCAATAAATTCAACTATCCCTCTGTTACCAATATTAAATGCACCATTTAATGAGAGGACTCTAGGGTCATCTTCCGAATAAAGATCTAGTTTTGAAATATCTTCCGAACCAATTAAGACAGAGACGTCTTGAGAATTGGCATCCATAGGAGGAACAGATGCAATACCTCGTCGACCTCTTTGCGAGAAAGTTGTTTCTACAACATTGAAATCTTCATACTTTCCCTTCATGTCTTGAAGAAGCTGAAAACGTATAGGAGGAGAAATATCACCTTCTACATTAACTTTTAGTTCATCTTCAAAAGCTTCTCTAATGCCTCTAGGGATAAGCTGAAGCGGGTTACCCTTTTGAGGATCGCCATCAATATGAAAATAGCTAACTCCCTCTAAAGATCTTTTTATGTGTTCCGTTAGTGCTGATTTACCTGCCCCCACCGGTCCCATAAGTAAGAGAACCTGTCTAGATTCTTCCCCTCTAGAGGCAGCAGACTTTAGAAATCTCATAATTTTATAGATAACATTTTCTGCTCCAAAAAATTCATCCTTGAAATAATCGTAAATTTTTACGTTTTCTCCATCGAATATTTTGTTTTTTCTTGGATCACTATTTTCCATAATAGATACTCCATGACTAGCTAAAGTGTCATAAAGTCTCTTGTGAGAAGAATCAGCAATTTCTGGATTTTCTTTTACCTTTTCTAAGAAATCTAAAAAATTGCCTTTGAATTTTTCTTTCTTAGTTTTTTTTCTTTGCTGTTCTATTAATTTTATAAAGTCTTTTTTACTCACCAGTTCCTCCTAAATTTCGAATGGTTCGTCTTCTATTACGGTATCTAATCTTACTACCCCGCCCCATAGTGTAGTAATATAATCAACTACTTTCTCTGCGTAACCTAATTCTAAGTCTCTACCATCATGTTCGTGATGAATCCTTAAAACATTGTTTTGCTTTACTTCCTTAACAATTATCTTGGGTATGGAATTAGATCCAATCTGTTTTATTAGAGATTTCTTAATCTCTTTCCACCCGTCGCCGTCAGAAATTTCGTTGATAACATAATCTCTTTTATATAAGGAATATGAAAACAAGTTTAATTCATGGCAATCTTCTTCGGTTAAATATTGCCGCAAGAATGATTCATCATGACAAACTTCTCTAGCTATAAAGCATTCTTCTAGCCCATGTCTTTCCTCTATCTTTTTGAACAAGTGAAACCCAAGGTGATAAGGATTAATTCTGCCAACGTGAGGAGTAACTACCTGATTGTGACTTTTAAGAAAAGGTATATGATATTTTTGTGGTAGGTCCAATCCATTCATTAATCGGTAATGCCAGAAACTTGCCCATCCCTCATTCATTATCTTAGTTCTTATTTGAGGCATGAAGTAAGAAGATTCAGCTCTAACGATATTGATTACATCTCTTTCCCAATCTTCTAGGTTTAATGACATTTCTGAAATGAAAGATAGTAAGTCTATCTCATCTTCAACGGGAAAGTAGTCCGGATTTCTATTAGCAACTGATGGTTCTCCAGACTTGATTTTCTCAATCAAATCTTTTCTTCTTTTTCTGTGAGGTATATACTCTTTGCAATTCGGTGGTATATGCAATGAAAGAGCATGAGCAGCATCTAGTATTCTTTCTACTTTCTCTATGCCAACGCTAGGATCTTCTATATAAGAATCTATCCTTTTTTTCGCGTTTTTAAATCTTTGTATAATATTCTCTGGGCCAGTTTGAGCAAACGTTAAGTTGTTCTTAAAAAAGTCTGAATGACCTACACAATGGCACATAATAAGCAACTGAAGATAGAAAGGGTTTTCTCTCATGAGATACGCTATCGAAGGATCGCTGTTGATTATAAGTTCATATGGCAAACCTTCAGCACCCAAGTTATACATTTGATGTGTTCTTTCAAAAGACTTGCCGTAACTCCAATGCCTATAATGGAGAGGCATGCCATGATAAGCCATATTTCCAATCATAGCGTAATAATCACAGATTTCGTATGAGATTGGGAACCAATCAAGGTTATGAGATTTTGCTAAATCAATTATTTTGTTATCCCATTCTTCTAAGTTATCTATATTCCAATCACTCACGAAATCCTCCAAAAAATCTTTGAAATGCTAGCCAAATGTCATCTTTCTTTCTAATTTCTGCTATTTTAAAGTTATCTTTTACTAGAGGCGCTAGCAACTCTGAAAGGTTAGACATCTGTAACCAAGCTCCTCTTTTTGCCATTGGCTCAATTTCACAGTATCCGTAGAATTGGCTTAAAGCAGCTAGCTTGTTAGCACTTTGAAAACAACCATCGTTATCCTCTGGCCAGTTATCTCCATCGGAACACTGAAAAACGTAGACGTTCCAAGTACTTGGATGGTACCTAGTTTCTATAACATCTAAGCATTTATCCAAGCCAGTGGAAACCAATGTACCTCCTGTGGAACCTTTACCAAAGAAATCTTCTTCATTAACCTCAGAAGCTGTTGTATCATGCGATATGAAACAATGTTCTGTATTTTCGTATTTAGATCTGACAAAGTGATATAGCAAGAAAAAGAAACTTCTGGCAAGAAATTTTTTCTCTTTAGTCATAGAACCAGAAACATCCATGATGAAAAATATAGCTGCATTTGAAGTTGGTTTCTTTTTTTCTTTTATAAAACGATATCTTAGATCATCATGGTGGAACCCAAAGCGTTCATCATTTTTCGGATCAAACGTATTGTTTTTTATAGCTTTCTTTTTTCTTTTGATTTTTTTCTTGATAGTTTCTTTTTTATCAAGCCTAGGACGAATTCCTTCGTTTCTATAACCATGTCTCTTGAAAGACTTGCTAGAAATGCTTTTAAATTTCTTTTTTTGCATATTGGGAAGTTTGAATTCATCAAACAAATACGCAGCTAATTCTTCTAAAGTAATTTCAACTTCATAGAATTCTTCGCCCTTTTCATTACCAGCTTTGTTAGGTTGGCCTGAAGAATTAGATCCTTTTTGCCCTACCCTTTGGCCTCTTTGAATATCTTTTCCGTGAGCAGACCCAACATTTTTTTTGTTTTCATTGTCTCCATAAACGAATCTATATTCTTTAATTCCTTTTACTGGAATTTTTATTTTCTTTTTTCCATCTTTACCAATGATTGATTCATCAGCAACAATGTCATGGATCCCCTCTTTGATTGCTTTATCAATCTTATCCTTGTGCCTCTGGCGATCGGAACCAGAACGATCAGAGACATTTTTATTTTCTTTAAAAGTAGACATACAAATTTAATTATAAATTTGAGGCTGAAATAGGAAAATTTAAATTGAAGATAATTTAAAAAATTATCTTCCGTAATCGTCTTCTATTCGAATTACATCGTCTAATTCCTTGGTACTGACCTCTATTAAGGTACAATCTTCGTCAATAGAACAAAACCTATGAATCGTGCCAGGGATGATGTGAAAAAAATCTTGAGGGTTTAAAATCAACGTTTTATCTTCTAAAACTAACTTTAATTTTCCGGAAAGAACTACTATTGTCTCTTCTTTTTTTTCGTGTTTTTGTAAGGATAACCTACATCCTTTGTTTATATGAATGATCTTTCCTACATATCCATCTTCCCTATTGGAGAAAGCCCATATCTTTTCGAAACCCCATGGTTTTTTAATTATTTTTAATTGATTCATGAAAATCCTTAGGAAAAAGATTCCTATTCATACTGTAGAATCGATCCCAATCTTCGTCTAAGATATAGGTAGTTGCGTAGTCTTCTTTAGATCTAACAGATCTTCCAATTGCCTGAATAACAGTCTTTGCAGTTTGAAGTGGGTACCACCACTTCCATTTATTCATTTTCTTCCTAATCAGTTTATCTCCTAAATAAGGGTAAGGTATTTTGCAAATGACTTGAAATCGGCTTAAATCGTCCCTTAGATCAACTCCCTCGGTCATTGAAGGAGATAATAGAATAGTTGGTTTACTCGATTCTTTATGCCTCTCTAACGCTTCGTCTCTATCTTCTGAAGAATGGAATATTAAGCGGCTTCTTCCTACCTTTATATTATTTTTCAAAAAATTAGCTATCTTATAAGAGTGACAATGGATAATACCTTTCTCATCTTTATGAGCAGCGATTATCGATTCAACAGCAGAAACTAGTTTTGGAAGTGTAGTATCGATATGCTTAGCAGACATTTTTCCAATGCCGGCTGTTAATATTGGTTTATTCTTAACAGGGAAGGGACTGGTCAAACTTAAAAACTCACAATCTTCTAAAGGAATTCCAAGCATTTGACAGAATGCATCTTTGTCTAAAATAGTAGCGCTCATCAGTAACACTTTATTAGACCGATCAAAGAGATATTCATGAGCGTATTTTGAGACATCAATTGGTTTGAATTCAAGCTTCCTCGTAGATCTTCCTTCCCCAGGCAATAAATTAAAAACCCAGTTATCTTTTTCATATCGATCAATAAACCTTTTCACTTTACAGACATGCTTGTCTAGAAGATCGAAGTTGTTAGACGCTTTTTGTATCTCCTTTATTTTATCCTTAAGCCCAGAATATTTTTCCATCATACCTTCCATGTGCTTAAGACGATCTCTGACGTGAGGATAATATTTTTCCTGTATCCACTTGAAAGCTTGAAAAGAAGTTAATTGGCTTGGAAAATTTATGTTTTGAGATTTACAGAATCTTTCAGAGATAGTCACCTCGATGAACTTAGAGAGTTCTTCCGCTGTGTTATGAGCTTCATCAATCACAAGAAAGTTTTTAGGCTTTAGCTTTCCAGCGTAAACAGTTTCGGCCAAGAAGTAAGAAAAATTAGTCACTCCTTTCTTTCCATTTATAAATTTTTCTTTTTCTTTCTTATAATGGCAGTTAATCGCACAGCATCTCCAAAAAGCTGAGTCTTTAGAAGCGGTCTTAAGTATCCTTAAGCTTTCTCCGCAGCTAGTTCCCTTATAATAACTACAGCTATAATTCGAGGAAGATTTCAAAGACAGCATATTCTGGTTTAAAGCAAAATCTTCTATATATTGATTTTGAAGAATTTTTTGTGTTGTCAAAAAATAGCAGCCATCTTCTTTATCAGTAACTGATTTTTGAAGTAGGTTTGCAGAATAAACTCCTAAAGCGCTTTTCCCAACACCGGTACCAGCTTCTATAATACAAAATTTCTTGTTTTTATTTTTAAAAGTGTCGTCTATGAAATCCATAGCTACTTTTTGTTGATCTCTAATTTCGGGATACGGGAAAAGTGTACTCATGCTGTTCTCCTATTTTATACTAATTCTATTAGTATTTTGAGATCAGTTCAAGCGGAGAAAAGATATATTAGTGCAAGCTTTTTTTACATATTTTATGAATATTTCGTTTTTACTATATTTATTCTATAGCAAGCAAAAAAGAGAGGTTAAAATTAAAAAGCTATTACTAAATTCGCTTTTGATCTTTTTTTCTTTTTTAGGTTTATCTAGTTGCGCATCGATATCCAAAAATATCGTCCCCCACCAAAAAGCTTTTGCTCTTGTAAAAACTATAGTCGAAGTACAACTTTATGAATGCGAAAAAGGGCCAAAAGAAGAAGCAAAGAATTGCAGATATAATTCCCTAGGAAAAAGAGCAGCTATCGGGTCAGGAACTTTTTTTTCTTACAAGAGTAAGATAGCTTTTCTTACAGCCGGCCACGTATGCCTCGGTCCGGCTTTTGAGATATGGAACTCTCTTCCTCCTGGATCAAGAGTAGTTTCTGAGCTTCTTTTAGAAAGTTATACAGGCCACAAAATTAAAGGCAAGATATCTTACGTAAACCTAAAATATGACGTGTGTATAGTGGAAGCAAACCACCCTACAGTTAAAAGATTGCCGAAGATATCATTATATAACCCAACATTGCACAACGAACACTACAGTATAGCTGCTCCGGCTTCTATCTTCGATATTGGTATGGTTCCAGTACTACAAGGTCTGTATGTTGGGGATAGTAAGGTTTTTTCTTTTTACACGATCCCAGCAGCTCCTGGAGCATCCGGGGGAGCTATATACGATTCTTCCAATAATATTGTAGGATTAGTTCAAAGAACACATTCACACTTCTCTCATGTATCTCTTTCGATAAAACACAAAGACTTGAATGATATATTGGAAAGATATATGAGTCTTCAATCGCAAGGTATTAAATCTCTTATTGAGTAAAGTTTTTGCTTACTTTCATAGCGATATTCCTTATCCAAGTATTTGCTTCTTCGGGAGTTAAGAACATCTTAGAATATTTTTCTTTTCCGGTACGAGAAGAAACCGACGCGAACACGCCATTCTCCACGGGGTATGAATCGATTCTAACATCATCAAAGACATCTTCTACCTGATAAGGCTCTTTACCGACAGTATGCAGATTCCTGCCTATTTCTTCTGAGAGCTTTTTATCTCTATTTTTATTTCCGCCATTAGAAAATTGATTTTCTTTAATTTTCTTTCTTGATTTTTTCTTACTGCTATCAACCTTGCTCTCTCTAAATTTAGAAGAGCTTTTCTCAGAAAGAAAGTGTATTCCAAGTTGTTCATCTTTTTCTACCTTTGCATTGCGCCTGAGGTAAAGTTGAACATATTCTCTCAGGCGCTTAATTCTACTATCTTCGTCCATTGGTTTTTTTCCAAACCCTCCGCCTGTTTTGTTATACATTATAAATATATATCTTTGCTTTTACTTACTTTTATCGATAATCTTGTACGACAAATAATCGTGAACGACAGAAATGCCGTGTCTAGATACTGCTAAGTATTCTAAACACCAAGTTGGTATATTATCTTCATCCATCAAGAGATCATGTAATCTCTGTGCATCTTGCGACGTATGGAATAAGTGACTTTTCGCGCGCTTACCCTCGTGAGGTACTTGATAATCTAAGTTTCGCCCATTTTCGCTTTCCATAGGAGTATCATCTCCTGCGCACTCTTTTATAATTCTCTTTAAGGTACTCATTCTAATTCTCATAACTAATTTTACTCCTGATTATAGATATGATTTTCAAGCGAACATGTTTATATATTTTCTCCATTAAGTCCTCGCCACGATCGTGTTTCTCTCTTTCGACATCTTCGTAATCGATTAGTGGAAATATATCTTCATCTTCATCAATAGTTTCTTCAGTTATTTCAATTAAGGTTTTATCTAACTCAGGGTAATCATCATCACTCATGATTCTCTCTATGCTTCTTATAATCAAAATGATCATATACGGCATCTAAAGCATATTTTATTATGGCGATCTTACTCTTTGCCCACTCTGGTAGATCATCCATATCTTCTAATCTGTCATGTAAACTTTGAGAATTTTTCGCTATATGAAATAGCTGAGATTTAACCATTTTAGAAGTAGTCTTCTCTTTAGGAAGCACGAAATCTAAAGTAGCGTCTAAATTATTAATCTCTTCTTGGATTAATTCTTCTAATAATTTTTTTACCTTTGTGTCCATGACTAGCCACCTCCTTGAATTAATTTTATTTCTTTTCCGTCTTTTAATCGTTTTCTCAAATTGATGTATACTTCTTTGAGTCCTACGTGAACTTGTATAGTTTTATTACTAGAAATAACAGCCATGGCAGGAACAGAATTTATGTTCATCTCTTTAGAGAATAAAAAGCCCCATGTTTTTTCTATATCAACTAACGTAACCTTACCAATAAGATTTTCATCTTCTAATAGGACAAAAAGCTTTTGGCATGAAGGACACCAATCTGCAGCAAATATTACGTATACGTTTTCGTAAGCAATACCGGCAGATTGGTTTTTTAAAAGTTCACCAACTTCTTTGTGAGAAGAATATTTTGTTGTTTGAAGCTCAGGACACTTTTTTACTTGCTGACCCGAACATGACAAAGATATCAATAAAGAAGCTACTAAAAGATATTTCATTCTTATTTTCTTATTTTTCTCTTTACTCTTTCGATTATTCTTCTCTCGAGATTAAAAGACTCTTTCATGGCAGCCGCTTTAGTTGCCATTGGAACATATCTTGACTGGAAAACATACATCCCCATTATAGTATCAAGTTCCGCTGCTGCCATTCCTGTCTTTTTGGCTGCCGCGGCTAAAGCTTTTTGGCCATCTGGAGATCTAAAAATTCCCATTACTTGCTCAGCGGTTTGGGGAGTTGTTACTCCTTTTAGCTTCATACCAAGGACTTTCTTCTCAAGAGCTTTGTATGTTGCCATAAAAGCCGCTGGCTCTTTTGTAGCCAATTGCTCATAAGTCAAGCCATCCTTAGCTTTTCTTATAAGATCAGCTAACCCCTTTATGCCAGAGCCTGTTGTTGACTTTGCTTTTGAAAGGGCAGCATTAACTCCACCTTCTATATGCTTACTAATAGCTGCTAGCGCTTTAGGTCCTTGCTTATCAATTTGCTTTAGTTTCTTTTGGGCAAACTTAGATGCTTTATCTCCAAGCTTTTGTGCCATTGGCCCGATGAAGTTTAACATTGCTTCACCGGCACCAGCAGCTAATTCTCCGGCTTCTTTGCCGACTCTTTTCATTTCCTTGCTAGTACCCTTGACATCAATCTCTGTGTCTCCAATCTCTTTAGCTTTCGCTAAGCCTTTCTTTCCAAGCTCTTTCCCCTTATCTAATGCTTTGCCGCCGACCTTTTTTGCCATAGCTTTAACATCATCGAAAAAACCTTCTTCTATTTTTTTGTTTACTCGATTAGATTCGGTAAGTACCTTCATCTTGCATGCTCGAGCATAAGCTTCTTTGCTTATATAACCCTCAGCTAACAGTATATTAGGGTAATTTAATAAAATGTGCTCACAGTAGGCTTCTCTAACCTCTGAGTTAAAATTATCCATCTCTTTGATAGCTAATTTTTCTTCGCTGATTATTTTATTTAACTGACGTTTGGTAATTTTCATAGTAGACTCCATTCTTCTTTGTGATTTACTACCTCTTGGGCGACGCTTCATTCCTCGGCGTTGAGGAGCCATTTCTTCCGGCGAAAGATCTTGGTCTCTTCCCATAGCATCTTCTTCTTCGTCTCTATATGCGTTATCTATGTCGCGCTGCTCAGGCGAATTACCTAAATCATACAGGATATCCTCTAGCTCTTTAACTGATTTATCAGAAAGGTCATATACGTCTTTTCGACCGTGTATATCTTTCGACGCGTGTCGTATTTGAGTAGCTAGTTCATCTTCCTGCCTTTCGAGATCAGCAACATAAGCATCGTCAGCTGCAGCACGAGGATGCATTTCTCGAATTAGTTTCTTTAATTGGTTCTTTGTAATTTTCATGTGTAACCATCCGTGTCAGTAGGTCGTCGATCAACTACTTTTTGAAAAGAGCTATCTTGCAACGAACGTTCTAATTTATCATGTAGGTTAGCTAATCTTTCCACTTGCATTTCTAAATCTTTAGCCAAATCGGGATCACTCTGATATACTCCATTGGCTATATCGTCGATGCTATCAATGATGCTACTTAGATCTTTAACGGATTCCATAGAGTGAGTCTCGTTTAACCTATCGCTGGAAAGCTTCTGCTTCTCTTCTCTGATAATTCTTCTTAACTGTCTTTTAGTAATTTTCAAGCGTAGTCTCCGTTCATAAGTTTATCTGAGAATTCCTTCATAGTTTGCAAAGCTACTTTCCTGATCCTTTGAGTCATTTCATCTTCCATGTCCATGGCTGCACCTTCGATTTGATCGTTCCATCTTTTACGAGCTTCCGTTGCAGTGTTTCCCATAGCCATCATCGATGGATCGCCTTCATCAAAGGAGTCGTACTCTGCGGATCGCCACTTATCGGTTAGCTCTTCTACATTTGTCCACATAACCCTAGGATAAAGGTGACCATCGTTTTGCTCTTTTAGGATACGAGTTTTTTCTTCTTTAATAATTCTTTGAAGTTGTCTTTTTGTAATTTTCATTATATGCTCCTAGGCTTTGGTTTGCCAGTCATTTCTAATTTTCTTTTATAGCTTTCGAGACCATTAAAGAGAGATTCTTTTACGATATCCATCCTGTTATACAAATGGTTTATTATTTGGTCAGCTTCATTAGCGTCGACCCCTAATTCCTCAAGACCGTCGGTCACACCATACTCAATAGCGTCTGCTAGAATCAAGGCATCGGTATTTACTGGTTTCTTGCGGCCGGCTCCTGGGGGAGGAAGTTCTTCCATACTTTCGCTAAGGATCTTCGCCTTCTCTTCTTTAATAATTCTTCTTAGTTGTCTTTTTGTGATTTTCATTTTACAGTCCTTGCTCTTGGAGGAATGAATCAGCAGCATTCCTGAGACCTTGCGCAATCGCCTGACCAATATCAGGAGGTACCTGCATACCGTCGCTGAGATCATGATCGGCTACTATATCGTATACGTTCTCCAAGATAGCCTCTTCGATCATTGTCGCAAGTTGACTAGGATTCATATCCTGCTCTTTGATGATCTTCGCTTTCTCTTCTTTGATAATTCTTCTTAATTGTCTCTTTGTGATTTTCATATCTATCTCTCTGGCTCATTAACAGTTATATTGTAAGACACAGACGCAGAAGCTGAGCTACTTCTATAGAATCCGTCCGGATCTTCTTCCGGAAGTGTTTGTGAATCTTTTGCGGAATACATGTCAAGTTCAATATCAAATGTGTATCCCGGGTTTAAGCGCTCTAGATCACGCTTGAATCTCGCGGCAGCCATGGCCATGTCTCTTTCTGGAGGTACTAACTCCGGATTGCTTAGTTGCACTTCGATCTTCCCGGGAGTTCCGTATGGCGCAAGGACGACGTTAGGTTCATTCCAACCTATATAGTTGCTAATCAGTGGGTCTTTTTTAACAACATCGCTCACTTCATCTCTTATAAGGTTTAAGACCCGGTCTTCTTTCAATAGAGATTCTCGAATGATTTTTCGCAGTTGTCTTTTAGTGATTTTCATTTTTCCCTCTCTAAAGGTGTACATTCTAGAGCTTGATGTTGGAACATCAGTATCAACTTGCTTTCCAGCATACACGACATGCATCTTTTCAATCATCTCTTCATCAGTCATTGGGCCGCCGCTAGCCTGTGACATATTGATAGCCTTTTCTCCATTGACTGTGATCCACCCGCCGCGGCCATCTATTCCGACTTTGGCGTCAGGATATAACTTCACAAACTTACGCTTAATTGAGTTCGCTAGCGAATTGCCTGCAGGCGACATAGAGTTATATGATTCAATAAGTTTTCTTAGTTGTCTTTTTGTAATTTTCATAAGGCCATTTCTTTTGGAAACCTAAATCTAGCTGTCTTACCACCAGCTAAAGCCTGGAACAGTCGTTCTGGTGTGTAACGCTTTCCGTTCTGGTCTTCGAAGTCTCTATAGTCTTCATCACTTGGATCTAAGACAAACGCTATTGGATCCAGCATGTTACCCCATTTCCACCAGCGGTACCGAGTTCCATCCGCATCTGTTCGAACGGGAGATACTTTAAACTTGTCACCCTCATATACATCGGAGTCTGTACCCATTGCCAAAGCGTAGTGAGCAGGGGGCAATGTATCGGCTATTGTGAGCTCTTCTTCCTCATCACCGTACTCTGGTTCATCGAAATATACAGGTTCAGCTTTTCTTTTCTTCTTCTTCTTTTTAGGGAAGTAGTTTTCGTCTGGAGTATAATCCGGGTCGTGTGGGTGAGGAGCTGGCCCGTATGTCCGATTCCCAGCGGATCGACCGTCAAAGTACTCGATGCCCTGGGAGCCAAAAGCATCCTTGTATTCTTTTTCCTGAGCAAGAGACATTGGAGGTTGCTCGCCAGACTGTATCTGCTTACCGTGTTTGTAACCCATCTGCCACATTGCTATTTGCTTTTCATCAAATTCTGCAGGGGTCTCTCCACTACCACGAAGACGAAGATCTCGTTCTAGTAGTACCTTACGAATAACACGGCGTAGTTTGAGTTCAGCGATTATCATTATAGTATTCCTAACTCACGTTCCATTCTAAGCAAGAGGTCTCGAGCCCTACTAGATATAAAGCCGCTGCCTTTCAGCTTAAGACCGGTCATGTCCTCAAGGTACTCTGTCAAATCATTAATGAGTTCAACTGGTACTTCCATGTCAGTAACGATATCGGCCTGCATCTTAGACTGCTTGCCAGGGTTTGGAGGTAGATTCAGTGGTACTTTAGTGATATCATCATACGTTGACATATCTTCCTCTTCTCTCAAGAGCTTTGCCTTCTCTTCACGAATAATTCTTCTTAGTTGTCGTTTTGTGATTTTCATTAGTCATCCCATCCCTGGCTATGTTTATTTTCGAAATTAATATAATCCATCAATACCCGAACAAGGTCGTCCCACCCATCCCATTGCGCTGCTAGATCTCCAGATGTAATGTCCAGTCGTTTTTGAACCATGCGTAAAGCGGCATCTGCCCCTAGGGTTGCTAAATGCTCAGCTTCAACGGACCGAGGAGCAGGATTTTCTTTTAAGAGTCTAGACTTCTCTTCTCGGATGATTCTTCTTAGTTGTCGCTTAGTAATCTTCATTGTTATCTCCGCAGGTCACCAGAAGATTCGAGTGAGGAAAGAAATTGAATTAACTGATCCATTCCGCCTCGACTAAAAGTTAGCCCGTGAGTTTGTCCTAAAAATTTAGCAATGTCATCGGCCTCTTGAGCACCAACAGGATCCCCTGTCTGTATTCTTCGGCGCATCATGTCTGCTTCTTCTTTAATAATTCTTCTGAGTTGTCGTTTTGTGATTTTCATTATAGGTCTCCAAAATCAAATTCTGTTGTATTTCCTGTGTAGTCGCTAAAAACTGAAATTTCCACGCCGGCAGGATCGTAGTAAATAATCATTTCGTTACCGTGGTCTTCAACGGTCAATCCCATCTTTTTAATGATTGGTCTGAGGGCGACCATAACTTTATTAGGATTTACGTTGACAGCTGATCCCTCACCTTCCATAGTGGCTTCAAATCCAGGCATACTGCTTAAAGCTTTATTTATTTCGTCGCGAATTATAATAGCTGCCTGCCTAGTATCGGCGTCTCGAGGCAAGAAGTCAGGCGCAGATTTTAATTTAGGGAAAGTGTCTTCCTTGTTTGCGATATCGTAGTCAGCCTGAACACTTCGAGGGACTTCGCCTCCTGGCAGAATCTCGCTTAAGATAGATTTTTTAACAATATTTTTTATTCTATTAATTGTCTCCATCCGCCTCTGAGATTTACTCCCTCCTGGACGCCGGCTCATTCCTTGACGACGAGGAGCCATTTCGGCTCTGGACAATTCTTGTTCTCTGCCCATAGCGTCTTCTTCTTTGATGATTCTTCTAAGTTGTCTCTTTGTGATTCGCATCTTACAAATTCCTCAACACTTTGTCTTTAAGACCTGGATAGTTATCAAAGACGTCTAGTAATTCATCTGTGTCATATCCATATCGTTCAAGGTCTTCAAACTCCATCATAGCTTCTCGAGCATCATCATCATCGACCATGCGAAGCGCGTCGTGTAGATAGCTGTAAGCATCGCTCTTGCCATAGTTGCGATCAATCTCGAGAACCTCGCGGTCCAAGGGATGCATTTCTTCCTTTAATAGTTCTTCTTTAATAATCTTGCGTAATTGTCTTTTTGTGATTTTCATTATTATCTCTGTTCATGTAGCATTCGAGCAACAAAGCCCACAATGTCCTTGTATGTTAATGGATCGTCGCTGAAGTCTAGATCGACCTGACCCACGTAACTTTGCATGATATCTTCGACCTGAGATGCTATGTCTGTTAACACTGACTCGCCGGGCCCATAAGATGATGGGTGATTGCCGTAGAATTTGTTTCCGCTGCCTCCCGCTGAAGCTTCTCTTAGTATGCGAGCTTTCTCTTCTTTGATAATTCTTTTAAGTTGGTTCTTTGTAATTTTCATTATCGTCTCCTTCGACCGTATCTACTTCTAGATGATCTGTAATTGCTATAGCTTCCTCGGCTGCGGCGTGTCCCTAATATAACTTCACCCTCACCATTCTCTAAATGACCGTACTGATCTTCCATGTGATCAGCAGCTTCATCATTACCATCGTCGTCTTTAACTCTTAGCTGGCCGCCTTTTGTCCTGTAAACATACTGCTCATATTCAAGCAGTATAGACTCTTTAATGATTCTTCTGAGTTGTCGCTTGGTGATTTTCATTATTTTACCGCCTTTATTATCATCACATTGCATGAGACCGGCAGCATAAACTGAACAAGTAACTAATATGCCGATCCCATTTTATTTTATAGTGGGCACAGACCAAACAATCCCACTTACATTCTTTAACTATGTCTTTATATTATAATAAATCCTCAGGTTTAGTTAAAAAAGAGACAACATGATGAAGGGACCCCGGCCCATTTTTTTTCGGAGGAGGAGACCGGCGCCATTTTTGAATAATAGCGCGGAGGTTTTTCACACACATTTTTTTGCACGGGGGTTTCGTCACACGCTTTTCGCGTGGACATACACCGAATAGATGCACCCTCTCGGCCAGTCACTCCAAAGTGACCCCTTCGTGGAGCGCGACAGGGAGAGATACGCGTCAAACCCGTTAATTATCGATATTGGTGAGATCAACCAGTCTATGCAAGCATAAGACTTCACCGGGCCATTTAACCCAGACTCCCTCAACATCTATAGCATGGACTACACCAAGGACATACTCACCCGGCCATCCCTCGCCACGTATCGGCGACCCGTAGGCATAAACTAAATCACCCTTGCTAAACGCCA